GTATACATGTATGTACCATAATCACATTCTACTGTAAGGTTATCCAAACTATCATTCCTAACTATAGCTGTGTTATTCTCTTGATGGAATGATTTAGTACCTGTAAATGTAGCTGTCATGTTAGACGTAGAAACTGCTGTACCAGTAACGGTACCATCTATCAAACCTTTCATTATGGTTGCTGGTGTGTCTGTTGTACCTGCTTTATAATGAGCTACTGCTGTAGCAACACCATTCTTATATATCTTATACGTAGCGCCATTCTGTGCTGTAGTTATCCAAACTAAAGCTCTCTGAGCTAACGTAGTACTTGCTACTGGTGCAGCATTAAGCGCAACCTCTACACCTTTATTAAGAAGTATAATACTATCACTAGTTTCAACAATAGAAATATTCTTTTTATCTGTGTGTGTCAGGTACGTCTTAACACTAGCTGCTTGAGTAATCGTTGTAGTGTTTGCAAAGTTCTCATCAAATCTATACACTGTACCATCCGGTTTAACACCGAGTGCCACCGCTTCTTCATTTATTGTCACGTTGAACATAGCGTGTTCCTCGGCATAAACTCTGGAACCATCTTGTGCTATGATGTCATCTAGTGCTACTGGACTTCTACGTGTTAACACACCTGAAATATCTGGTATCATGTTTACTTGTTCTTCAACTTGGTTATCTAAACGAACACTAGGTGCCTGTTGTGAGACACCATTAATAAGGCTTCTTATCACTCTACTAATTAAGCTCATAATTACCTCCTATTTTTAAATGCTATATTACTCGCTCGAGTACTTTTTAGCATGTTTAAATCCCTGTTGTCTATATCTTCTTTCTGTAATAATAAATCTTTCTTTGCAATATCAGCTTGAATGTTTTGCTGAGTTGCTTGTGAACCAAAGTACTCAGAGTTAAACCTAAGACTTGCATATGAGACAACAACTTGTCTAAATGATTGTGGTAATAAATCCCAATCTAATTCCGTTACTATATTTACATACACATCATCATCAATTACATATGTGTTTAATTTTTTATTAAAAATCTTTAAACCTCTCTGTACAAGATACCCATAATCTCTAGGTATATCACACCGAATAGTCTCTGTTGGTAAATTTACAAAGCCATCAGTATCTTTAAGTATTAATAATTCATCTACTTCATTGAACCAATACCCTCTAGCTTGATGTTCTTTTGATACTTCTAATAGTATCCGTCTTGCGACAACAGCTTGTTCATAAGTACTGTTTATACTTGTTACAGGTGCATCACCAGTTACACTTAGTATCTGATTCATTGCCTCTAATTCTGTTAACATTCCCATTTTAATTCTCCTTTGCGTTAGTTAAAAAAGGGGAAGCAATTAAGCCTCCCCCCGAACCCCATAAGGAGTTATTTATTATGCTTGTTCTTCAAATCCAAAAGTAATTGCTGAACCATGGTTAAGAATACCATAACCAACAGCCATTTTACCAACCATAAGGTCAGCTAGTCTAGTTGGAATATAGTCAGTCTTGATAGATACAGAAAGTAACTCTAAGATCCCTACAGCTTCTTTAGAGAAAAGAACACCTACAGCATTCTCATCACCAGTAGTTGAAGTAACAGCTGGAAAATGTGGAGAGTAAACTACTCTTGCCCCAAGAACCATTGGTACTTTACCACTTTGTGCATACTGGTCATCTACCCAAGTCAATCCAGTCTGAGCTGAGTTGTTAAGTAGTGCAAAGTATGGTTGCGGTCTTAAGATATATACTGGATCACCAACACAATCTTTGTCTCTAAATTCAGTCATAGCTGAAGCCATCATAGCTTGAACTTCTGAACCAGTCATTGCAACATCAAAGTCTGCTTGAGTCTGAGCGATACTAGAAAATACATCGTCAGAGAATACTTTAAGACCAGCTGTTGATGCAGCTGAAGCATCTACAATTCTACCAGCTTCAATAAGCTTAGCGATGATTGCTTCATCTACTGCTTTAGATAATGCACGACCAATTGACTCAATATGAGCCGATTTAGCATTATAGTGTACCATAGCTTGATCTAGATCTGAGATCCAAGAGTGAGCTACACTTAGGTTATCAATTAAGATAATACGTTCCGTAGACTTTACAGAGTCTAAAGAAAGCTCTGCAAGAGTCTCTTCATCTCTACTAGCTACAGAAGCTGAACCGACAACAGGAAATGCTTTAGATTTTCCGTTTTCGATGCTTTCATTTGTGATTAACTCACGAGCTACGTTTGTTGATTTAAAATACTTTAGAACATCTGTTGCTGCTTTTTGTTGGAATAGTTCTCTAGCCGTTCCAGCTCCTGCACCATTGTTCTCTCCACTTGAATTATAAGCCATTTATTGCCTCCTTGTTAAAATCCTGATAAGTTCCTTCTAGCTTCCACTAGTTTCTCATACTCAGGGTCTGATCTGTATTTAACAGATCTTGTTTCGTTAATGTACTCATCTCTATTAGAGTACGGTCTTGCTGCTTCATTAGCTGTGCCTCCAGCCTCAATACGCTTAGAAGGTGCTACACCATTAACTCGTTGGTATCTAGCCTGTAGACCTTCAACTGCTAATTTTGCTAACCCAATGTCACCTGATTCTATTACTGCCATGTTGAAACTTGCAATCTCTTGGTCGTTAAGGTTGGACAATGCCCACTCCTGTAACTCACCATAAGCTGCTTTGTCACCAACTACACTAATAATCTCTGCGTCATTCTTTGCGATCACTGCTTGATGTCCTTGTACAATCATATCAAAATGACTACCTAGACCAGCTTTATCTAATGATGCTTTTTGTTCATCTGACAGTCCACCATTTAAGGCAGCACTTACCAGATCATCTAATCCTTTTGAAAATTCTTCATCAGAGTCCACTTCTTCTGATGCTTCTGTTTTCTGTAAACCTACTTCACTACCATTATCTCTAATACTGTCGGGAGTATCTACTTGTTCAGCTGTGGGGCTTCCCTGAGTTTCTACCTGATTAGTCTCCATTGGTTGTTCATTAGATTCTATACTTGTACTTTCACTACTTTGCTCTGAATTTTGTTGTTCATCACTCATAATTTATTATCCTTCTTGTGGTTTCATTGCACCGTTAATTGCTGGTGCTATTGCAGCTTGTTCAAGTTGTGCTTGTTGTGCCGCTTGTTGTTCTTGTTGTAACTCTTCTTGTGATTTAATTAACTCTGATGTACCAATATCTAAACTATTAGCTACTCTGGCAATCATCTCTGGCATCTTCATATAAGTACCAAATTCTTGACCTAGAACTGCTTGCATAGTTTGAATGAATGTACTGATAGAATTAAACTCAGTTCCTCTACCTAGGGCAGCTGAACCTGTGATTACTTCTAAATCAATAGAGTCTTTTAGTGCATCATTAATTAAACCTTTCTGCTTTAATCTTATTAAGTATAATTTAACTAATGGCTCTTGAAGGACATTAGCTAGTGTAGAATATATACCGCCTAGAGATACTTCAAGTTCTTGTGAAACTCGTCTAATCTCTTCAGCTGTGACTCTCTCAGCGTTACGTCTTACAGAACTATCTAATAGGAACATAGTACTCAGATCCATTCTAAGTATTTCCATTTCTGCTTGACCTACCTGTAAGTCCATACGCTTATCTGCTTGAAGTGTACCTACATCATCTGGTGATCCCATTAATACATCACCTGATTGTGCTGATTGTAACTTCTTAGTAGTAAGTGTAGCATTAGGTCTAACTAAGTATATAATCCTAGCTGACTCTGCTGCTGCCTCTAGTACAGACTTTCTTAAACCTTCATATGAGTTTAAGTCACCAATGAAATCTTCAACATATGATCTTCCATAACTTTCGCCTCTATCGACGAATGGTACAAATATATATGGTAATTCTTTAGGCTTGTGCCTACCTTCAGTACCTTTAATCTTAATGTTAAGAATCTCTTGGTGTTCATCATACATACCATCATCAGCTCTTTTAACTACTGTGTATACATCAAGATCTTTCTCATCCTTCATATGCTTCTCAGATAAGTCTGGTGACTTACTAAGCTGTGCTTTAGTCTCATTATCAAGTTCAGAATATACTAGACACTCTTTGATAATCAATTCTAATACTCGTTTACTTTTACTACGTTTAATACCAAAGTTCTCCATACTGATTACTTTAGGGTCTTCAGTTTGAGGTACATGTAGTATAGATGAACCACCAACAACACATTGTTTAATCATATCAACAAGTGACGATCTTAGTTGTGACGTTTCCATTTCATTTACAATACTCTTCTCTAATACTTGTAGTGCTTGATCTATCTCACCTTCACCTTTCTTCATTTCCTTTAAAGTTATAGGGTTTAAACCCATCTTAAAGAAAGCTGTTGCAGGGGGGAATAAGGTAAGTATAATTTTGTTTGCTAAGTTGTTAACACCTCGGGCACCTAGTGACTGATAAGGATTAGGGTAACTACGACCTTCATGCTCATCATTGTATTGTCCAGTGTATAACTGAGGTATTGTAAGTTTAGCTGCTGATTCTGCTCTGTCTAGATAATCTTTCCTAGCGATAACTAGTTTGTCATATCTCTTTTTTGCATTCATTATACTTGTAGTCCAGTGTCACCAGTAGACAATCCCATGCCTGATGATACTGCTGAACCTTTTTTCTTTTTACGTTTACCACCTAAGATGATACTCGAACCTTCAC